CCTTCAGTTCTTTCGTAACTTCTTTGGCTTTCTGAATATTCTGGCATTAACTAAATCCCTGTGATGTGTCCATTGGTGATACTACTTGTTCTACTTCTTCTTCTTCAAAATCTTCGTCTGGTAAATCTGGCGGTATTGGTGGTTCATACGGTAAGTCAAATTCAATGTCATCAATCTCATCAATAATTGCATCGTCATTATCAAAATCTTCATACCCATCAACTTTATATAAGTTAGGAATAATAATTTCCCCACCTACCATATTTTGTGTAAATCCTCTATCCTCACCATCTATATCAAATTCCAATACATTTGGATTTTTCTGGTCAAACTTTATACCACCTTGTCCGTCTTTTTTAATAGATTTATATTCAATCAATCTATTCATAGTTCGGAAATCTTCTCTCATCTCTTCATTTTGAATATTTTCATCTACCTCAATAAGAGCTTCTGTTCTGTCTGGTGATATTCCGTCAATAAAATATTTTACTTCCTTTATAAATAATTCTTTTTTTTCTGGTGTGTCTTGTCCGTCAATGCCTGGATTTGGTGATGAAGTATAGTATTTAATTTCCCCATTAATTTCTTTTTCTTCTACTTCACTATTCCATTGAATTCCTGTATCATCAACGAATACTTGTGCCTCAACTCCGGCAAGTCTTCTTAAAAACTTGTAAACAATTCTATACTCACCCTCGGTATATCCATAATTTCTAAGATGTTGTCCTATGTTTAAATCTATAAAACCCTCTGATGAAAAGGATACTTCTTCTCTTGGTATATAGATAGTGTCTAAAAGAACATCATCTGGTACACTATAAATAAATACAGCTATATAATCGTCATCATCATCACGACCCCAACTACTATACACTCTTTTATTTAAATAATAAGTGTCTTTTTCTTGTTGTGTAAAACCATATTCTCTTGACATTATACTATGTATCCTTTACCTCTTAATTCTTCTTCATCATCAGTTCCTGCTCCTGGTGATGCCGGTGTGGTTTCTCCAGCTACTAAATTAAAAGAACCACCAGATTGTGTTTCAATTGTTTCTGGTAAACCGAATTCTTTATAAGTTCTTCTTAAAACTTTATTTTTAAAAATAAAATCTTGTAGTATAACCGCATAGTTTCTTAAATCTAATGCGATTTTTAAATCTATTTGATAAGTTTTTATGTTTCTAAATAAATCTTTTAATAAATTTCTACCTTTAGACTTTGGTGGATATGCTCTAATTAATTTTACAATAAGTGCATTAAGTTTTTCAGCTGAAATACTATCGTCAATTTCTTCAATACCAGCTGGATTCTTTTTTATGGCCGCAAATCCTGCTTTCGCTGCAATCATTATTGTTTTTAAACTATTTTTATCTACAAGTCTGTTTATAAATTCAACAATGATTGGTCTATATGGGTCTGGTGTTTTGGAAGTATCAGCTTGAATTTGAATATCGGTTACTTGGTCAACTATATCATCATCTTCTGTTTCACCTGCACTTGGAACAACAAAATGAGAAATTTCTTGTGAGATATTATTTAAATATCTGTCGTTAAAAAATTGTTGTTTGTTTTCAATACGAACACTTTCCGTTATACCCTCTGCGGCTTGGCCTGGATTAGTTGGGTCCTCAATGGAAACCAAAAATCCATCTTCATCTCTTGTAGGGTTGTTTGCATCAACCGAACCAGATATTTGTTGTTTTGCAAGTAAATCTAATACTTTTTCTTGTTGTTCAGTAATATCTGAATCAAGGATGTTTTTATAAGTATCTGACTTTAATCTAGCTTGTGAAGGTAAATAAGGCATTTTATCTCACTATTCTGAATTCATTATCGTTGTCGTAAAAGTTTATTTGTTCATCAGTTGTTCCACTACCACTAACTACCTTAACACAAAAACGATAATTTCTTTCTGATTGTAGTCCATTCATCCATAGATTAAAATAATTACCTGTGCTATCACAACTAATTTTAGAACCACTACCATAAGGTATGATTACTTCTTCTGTTTCTGAATCTCTTACTTCATAAAAAGCAGATGCACTTGGTAAATATTTAGTTGTAAGTTCTGCTGGTGTTGTGTCAAACGCAGTTGTAGGATATAATTCTCTACCAACTAATCTAAACTTTACTATCGAACCTTCTTTATATTCTGTTCTTAAATTTTTAAAATATACTTTTAATCTTTCTAAGTCTGTTGAACTCAAAGCTGATAAACTTCCTGTTGAGAAACTTGAATCGTCCCACACCACTTCTAATTTAGGTGGGTATATTGTATGTGTTTCTCTACCGAAGTATTTTAGATTCCCTAATCTGTCTGAACTACTTTCATCTTTTGTAGTGTCACCACCTGGATTATATGAGAAATCACTTGAACCCGTATATAGTGATTCTCTTTTTACCAAGAAACCTCTATTAGGAAATAAAGAACTTGAGTATATGTGATTCTTAACTAAGTCTGAAACATCTACTCTTAAATCTTTTTTATCAAATGTTAGTGCGTATGATGAACTAACTGAATATTGTCCACCCAAACTTCCAGTAAACCAAGCACCCCCGTCAGTTAATACTGAACCCGTTACCCAAGGTGTTGTGTTTTCGTGGTCTCTGTATTGATAACTTACTCCGTCCTGTGTTACTGGGTTGTGGTCAAGCTTTCCTGTTCCTTGTTTCCAAGCACTACCACTAACCATATATACAAAAACATTTTGTTCTGATTCAACTTCGGTTGATGTTGCGTCAAATAAATTTAAATAGTATTTTGCAGTTGCTGGTATTTTACCATTTTGTATAGACTGAGAAATATAAGAATAATCAAAGTCAATTAATATTCTTGAAATATTTTGAACAGTTCCATTTTGTGCAACTTCTTTATTTATTTCTAATATTTCATCTAATCCTGTGTTTCTTGATGAAGTTGTAGCACCTGAATATATTGATGAGTCTCTTTTGTTAAATTCAAAATAATGCATTATCTATCTCCCACTACTCTACCTTCAATATCTACATTAGGATACTTGACCTCAAATATACTTGGGTCCAATGAAGGATATAAAATTCCATCTCTAACCGAAGAATCTGTATCATATATATTTCCACTATATCCATCAGATACTTTATGTTTGTTCTCAATCACTACAATATTCTTATTAGGATTATTGTCTTGTGGTGGAACTACCGTAACAACACCATCTACCAACCCAACTACATAAGCTATGTCACTTAATATGATTGGTTGATTGATTTGCCATTTTTTAATTTCAAAATGTTTCTTAACTGCCTGTATTGCGTTAAACAATACTTCGTTTTTGTTATATCCCCTTTTTACCGTGATTGCAAATCTAACACCTATATTAATAACATAAGCGTCCTTTAAATTTATTGCATCTGTCAATACTCTATATTGAGAAAGATATGTTTTTAAATTTTGTTTTACTGCATTGTTTAGTCTTACTAATTTACTATCTGCTGTATATCCTAATAGATACATATTCAATGCTAATGGATTGGGTATAACATCTATGGATTTAATTCTACGAACTTCCCCATCAACAACTTCTAATTGTCCCTCTTGTTCTAATTGTTCGTCTTGAACAATAAATGCTTTAGCTATATTACCATATTTTTGTGGTAAAGAATAAACCCTTGTTATGTAGTCTGCTCTTGTAACTGCTCTATTTTGTGCGTTAAAGAAAGCCGATGCATTAAGTTTTACTTCGTCAAGAGTTTCTTCACTTGCTCCACCCGATGCCCTTTCTAAATTAGTTACATTCAAACTTTGTTCTGCATTTGAAGAAAGTGTGGAATCCACACCCTCAGTAGAATTTGTATAATTTTTTTCTAAAATTCTATTAACACTATTTACTGGAACATTGTGTTCTATGGCTCCACCAAAAATATATTCAATGGTAAGTGTTGTATTACTTGGTGCTAAACCAAAAGTTCTTGTCTTCATAAAGTTAGCTGGGTCATATGATTCATCTAATCTTGAAACACCAAAACCTAATGATGAACCAACATTGTCTGGACTTGGAATTAATTCTTCGTCTGGATTAGAACTAATACCAGAACCAAATTTAACTTCCATACGATTATCATCATTGATTCTTGTTGTAAATCTTCTGGCAGTTTTAATAAGTTTTAATAAGTAAGGGGAATCATTTTTATAAGTTGATAAACTTGGGTCATTTAAATTTGTATTTTCCTCAGCTTCAAAAACTGTATCTTGTGCTAAGAAAGGAACTTCATACCACTTGTTTCCATTACTATCTGTTATAGAAATAATTTCAGTAACATTTTTGTCTCCTAAAAATACACTATCAAAAGTCTTAGCATTTCCAAAAGTAAATGTTTGTGTTTTTCTAACACCTGATTTTGCTAATGCACTTTTAGTTAGTCTGTAACTTGTAGGTATGTTACCTGATGTAGGAGCTAATGTTGTTACATCCATTGGGTCTAATGAACTTGATACTTTAAAATCAACATCATCTAATAAAGTAAATTCTACATTAGTATTTGAAAGAAATCTACTATTTGCCTGAAGTTTTCCTGCTATATCTAAGTTTGGTGCATATTTACCACCACCTAAACTTTTAGCTGGAACATCAAGAGTTAAGGAAAGTTTTACAGTAGAAGGACAAGCTAACTTAGGTTTATATCCTAATGATTGAGCAATCTCAAAAATATTTTTCTTTTCTTCTGCCTGATTCAGCAGTGTTTCTCTGAATTGATTATCTACATAGTAATTCAATACATCACCAACATATGCTGCCATTTCAACAAACATCATACCTGGTGACGCTTCATTGAAATCATTGTATTGTGATGGGAAATAAGATTTAGCAAATTCTATAAGATTGGCTCTTATATCTGCAAAATCTCTTCCAAGATAATTAACTTCTTTCTTAATTATTTTTTTATTTGTTCCATAGTCTACTTCTTTTAAGTTAGTTGTAGGCATTCTTATTCTCCGATGTTAAATTGTAATTCTAATGAGTCTAAAGAATTGTTTTCTAATTTTGTACTATATTCTATTGATATAGAAACACTATTAAGATTAACTTCATCTTTAACGACAAACACATTATTTATTTCAATGTATGGTAATTGTCTTGAAACAGCTTCTCTAATTGTTTCTTCAATAGAGTCTGCAGATATATCGTCAAAGTTTACAAACAAAAATGACTTTAAGTCTGAACCAAATGTTGGTTGCATTACTCTCTCACCTGGTGTGGTGAGTAAAAGATTTCTTAAATTAGATTTTGATTGTTCTAATATAGTTTTAGATTGAAAGAAAAATCCATTTAATCCATAGGATAACGGAAATTTAATTCCAACATATATATCTTTATTTCTATCTGTTTCTCTTACTGTTGCCATTATGGTCTAAAATTACCTTCGCCATTTTTCTTTTTATTAATTGCTTTCATTAGTCCAGAGTAATCACGAGTTAAAGCATCTTGAACACCTTCGGGAACTGCGTCTACTGAAACTCCCTGTTTCTTAATTGTGTCTACTGCTGCCATTTCTCTCGCTTTCTCTTTATTCTGTCCACGACCTAAATCTCCGTATCCTAATACTTCGGCCATATTATCACTACCTAATACACCACCACCCAATGAAGGATATTCGTCAGTTTGACCTGATGACCCTAATGGATTGGTATTGTTTAATACTTCATTTAACGCTGGGTTTTTAGAGTATTGTTTTTTAGGTTTATTGACAACCTTTTTAGGTTTAGGTTTAGAAATCGTTTCTGATAAACTAATCTCTTTTTCTTCATTAATAAATATCTCGCTCAGTTGTTTTTTGACTTCTTTACGGACAACTAATTCAATTATATTTTTTAACTTACTTTTGTTCATTACTACTCCTTGTTATTATAAATTCTTTTGTGCTTCACCACTCGATTGCATTGTTTTGGATAATGCTTCACCTGCAACTGCTGCGGTTTCTTTTGTTGAAACATCTATTTCTTTTTCAGCTATACTTATACTAAATCCATTTGCAAATCCACCTTGACACTTTTCCTTAAATTTTCTTGCA